GCCTTGATTAACAATATCCTTGCCAACATCAACCATATCCTTTAAAATTTCTTTCATTACATTTCTAAAATTAATCCAAGCGGAAATACTAAACCGATTAATAATCACATCACCTATAGCCACGAAAGCAGTGGCAAGCAATTTAACGCCTTTAATTAAATCAATAACAACAGTAAGCAATGAATTTATTGGAATCAAAATTAGCCCTGCTGCAGTGGCTACACTGCCAACAACTGGCTTTAAACCTTGAAAAATATCTAGCAAATTTTTAGCGTGCTCCCAAATAGCTTTTATCACACTTAAAAACAATTCTAATCCAACAGAAACAACCTTATTAATTTGATGTGACATTCTTTCAAATAAATCTGTTTTCTTTAACTCTTCTATTTGTTTATTCCAATCTCCAAAAACTTTTACAACGGTCATAACGGCAGTATACATGGCTTCATTGAACACTGTGCCTATTGCCAATTGCAATTCTTCTGTATATCTTTTCATTGACTGCATTTGTTTATTAGCAGTTCCCATTGCTGCTTCATAAATGCCTTGAATTTTTGCTCCTTGCGAAAGAACGGCATTAAACGCAATTTGCTGCTTTTCATTTTGAGTCAATGAATCAGCACTTTTATTCATACTCGCAGCTGCTTTCGCATATTCAGCTTCAAAGTTTACAATTATCCCAATAGTTCTTAATATCTCTGGCTGCAATGTTGTTATGCCATGCAAAATTCTGCCAAATGCTTCCGAACTATTTATATTTCCTATAACAGCCGCATCTTGAGCGACGCGAGCAAGTTTATATGCTTGAGTTAAATCTAATTGAGCTTGCGCCATTCGAACAAGGCTTTGAATAGACTCTTGCGTAGTAATGCCCATTGACCTAACTTGTTCAGCAAATGCATTCATTTGAGCAGCAGTATATCCAGCGTTTCTTCCGGCAACCTCCAAAACTACTCGAAGAGTTTCTACTCTTGTTGCAATAGATATTGACTCTTTTATAGTAGAAGTCATCTGATGAAAAGCAGATATAATTTTGTCTATGCCCATTTGAACAACAGACATCATTGCGCCCATCATTGCGCCTGTCAACAATGTTGCTTTAACATTTAATCCATTAATTGAATCTGAAAGGCGATTATGCAAATTGGACATTTGCTGATTGAACTTTGTGGTGTCAGCACCAATTTCTACATAAGCAGAGCCTATAGCGTCTGGCATTACTTACTTCTCCCTTACTTTTTCACAATAATAATTAAACATATAAACTATTTTCTCCAGAGTCATTTTCTGATTTTTAACGCCAAGCATATCAAAAACTGCTTTAACCGCTACCATATTTAGCCCTATTATATCTCCCATGCTAGACAATAATACCTGATTATAAACTTTTGGAAATAGTTCAAAAACACATTCATTTTCCACATGCACCATTGGCACACAATGCAAACAATCAACCTCTGTTCCTCTCCGCTCGTTGATTGTTTTACAGACGTCGCATGGGACTTTTTCTAAAAACCAATCAACGAGCTCTAATAGTTTTTTCTTACCTCTTCATTTTTAACCGCAACTACCTCGGCCATTTCTTCTATCTTGTCAACAACAAATCTTGCAAATTGTGGAGAGCGCCCCATTAAAAGAATTTTATTCTCTTTTGTGCATGGTATCTCTTCACCAGTTTTCTTATTTCTTATCCCTCTGAAATCAACAATAATATAGTCCCAATACAATTCATTTCTCAAATCAGGGTCTTTTGTGTGAGAATATACTATTCGTTCCATTTGCCTTGTCTTCTCATTAATTCTATATTCAACTTTTTCTATAGCGGTTTTCTTGTCTATCTCCTTCAATACATCTAAAGGACATAGACGCAAACAAACGGCTGCATCACCATCCTCACCAAATTGAAACCACTGCCCCTCATTTTCTAAATCAATAAACATAAAGTTATATACCTCCTTTAGCTATCGCCTATATCAGTACAAGTGGTCCAGTCAACTTGCCAGTAAACTCTATTGTGCCAATCCCGCCTTTTTCAAATGAAATTCTCATAGATTGAACCCACATTCCAGCATCAGCAACACCGCCAGAGCTTATATTTGTATTTGGCGTATAATAAGAGCTCGAATCAACATAAAATCTAATATCAACTATTTTGCTTTTATTATTCAGTGCTGATTCAAGAAGAACCTGGCCAGTTGTGTCAGTCATATCCCACCAACCACTAAATGAAACTGTTCCATAATCACCCATGCCCATTTGATAAGTTTTGAATTCATCGCCAAATTCAGTGTCATCAAGCATATCAATAGAAATCCCATCAATTCTCCAAGTGCCAATCTCTGCAATCTTGTTGCTACCCAACGTTACTTTTGCCAATCTCCCTACTTTTGTTGCCATTTCTCTTTACCTCCTCATTTATTTATATTCCAACGCCCCTTCTCAAAATAATTGAAAAGGGCATATAGTTGCGGTTCATATCTAACAGCGAAATTGCTTTTTAACCATACAGCCACAACCCCATCAGCAGCATGGTTATCAATATCAAACTTAAGCATCTTAAAAATTTTTCCCTTTACAATATATTGTTGCTGACTTACATTGCCAATATATATATTCTCTGGAGATGCAATCAGCTGAAATATTGGATACCTTCTAAGCGGAGGAACGCCATCTGGAATATTATCCCCTCTCTTTAAAGAGATAAAAATAACATCATCATCTAAATTTCTTATATAATCTACCGTTTCTTTCTCCACCATATCGTCATCATCTAAAATCCAATAATAATCTTCATCAACATGAAGATTATTTTCTATAAAAAGATTCTTCTTTAAATAGCCAATCCTAAAAGAATTTTCATTATTAGACAATTCAAAAATAATATACGGTATAATCCAACTATTGTTTTCCAAAATGAATTTATCTATCAAAAGATACTCGTCATATAAAAGTATTGGATGCCAAATTATATTCATTTCTTTATAATGGCTTATTAGCTTTTCTATTAGATTCAATCTTGATAAAGCCGTAACTATGTGAATTTTTCTCATTTTTTAATTCTTGTCCCCTTTTCCCCTATTGATTTCTCTTTGTGAAAAGTTATACCTATACCCATAATAGGGGTCTCAGTTGGATTATAAGTAAATTCATAAATCTCATATTTGGGCTTTATCACTGTATTCCAAAAATCAACGACCTCGCTACACGATGGTTCTTGAATATCATGAAACATACATATCGAAGAATACTTCCCAACATTATTCCAGTCTTTTTCTATCCAACCACCAATATGATTGCCATCTATAAACACCAAGTCAAATTTTGACCCTGCAATATCTTCACTTGTGCATATTTTTAAATTAAGCCACTCTTTATTTTCTTCTACATACTTTGATACTTCTGGGCTAATATAGCCGGGATTAATCTCTATGCTCAAACATTTAATAGCAGGATTAAATTTCCTCAAATATTCTGACATAAAAATAAAGGAGCCTCCTTGAAATGTTCCAATCTCACAAAATGAATTAATCTCTTTATCTGATAAAAAGATAAGAGCTTCAGCCAATTGCTTTGGGATTTGATATATCCCAGCCATATCAGAAGTCCTATTTTTCCATACTTCATCAGCACCAAACACGGGCGGCCCCCATTGCACTAACCCAAAGGCTCTAATCAAATTAATTACAATTTCTTCATTTAATAAATCTTCGGCCCTCAATAATTTTATCAAATTAGTTACTGCAATAATATTCTTGTTTAACATCATATCCTCCACTTTCTATTTAAATGTTCACTAACTTTTTTGCAAACCTCTTTATAGTTTACAATGCCCAACTTTTCCATCATCTTAAACGTTTGACTGCCAAAATGATGGACATAAACATCGCAACAAACGCCAACTCTAAATCCTTTTTCTCTTGCTCTAAGACAAAAATCAATTTCTTCTCCAGAAGAAGGCCACAATGATTCATCAAATTCACCAACAGTATCATATACACTTCTTTTAAAGGCCATGCAAAAACCAATAACATAATCAGTTTCTAAAACTTTGCCATCAAAAGCAGAAGCCCATTTAATAGCGCTCTCATCAAGTTCCTCCACACTATTATACACTGGAATAAATACTTGTTGAATTCCAGCAGAATAATTTGACAGCGCTCCAACTATATCAAATTTCTCAAGACCTTTAACCATTCTATCACTCCAATATGGAGTGACTACGCAATCATTATTCAATATAATGACTATTTCTCCAGAAGAAGCTTTTATTCCTTGATTAATAGCCTTTGGAAAACCAAGATTCTCGTTATTGTATAGAACTGTCAAGTCTACATCGCAAAGGTGGCTACAATCATAAGGCGGATTAGAACCATTGTCAATTATTACAACATTATAATTCTTTGTATGTCGCCTAATAGAATCAACACAAATATTAAGAAGGTCGTTTCTATTATATGTCGGAATTATTATGCTAATTGCTTTCATCCGATATAATCCCCTCTGCAGTCATGCCCTTAGAATAAAGCTTCTTAAACAATTTGTGAGCGTTTTCATTTACAGAAAAAGTGGTCAAATGCGCCGTCTTAACAGATGTATCGACAAATATTCTATACCCTGCTTTTTTAAGCTTAAGACAAAACCCAATATCCTCTCCTATCACTCCACCTCTTTCCTTATCAGGGTTTTCAACAAATTCAAACCATGGCGGCTTTATTTTTCTAAACACTTCGCAATTATACATAATGCACCCGGTGCCTGTTGCATCAACCTCAACCAATTCGCCATCTTTCCATTCTTCAATTCTTTCCCACGAATTTAATTCGCCTTTATACATTAAAGAATCAAACGGTGGATACCTTCTCCAAATCAACCCACTAACAACATCTAATTTATGTGAATATAGCTTAATTATTGTGTCATGCGGATATAACATATCTGCATCTAACATCAATAAGTGGCTGCAATTGCTTTCCAATGCTTTTTCAACTATCTCATTTCTTAAATCGTCTATATATCCATTGTTTGCTCTAATATATACAAATGGGACATCAGGAACAGACTCCAATAACATTAAACTATCAAGAACAGCAGTGTGAACCATAGGAAAACCACAAGGAATGCCTAATCCTATACGAGCGTTAGTCACTTTCATTTCAATTTCTCCACGCGTATTCTAAAATCTGCTGTTCCATACCATATTTTATCTTCATCTCTCGTTGCGCCCCTCATTACTTCCTTATGCATATATACAAATGTCCATCCATCAATAGAAAGAACACACTCATCATATAGAGCATCAAGGTCTTTAAACATTTTTCCTATTTCATATATAGAAGATTCCGCGCTAAATAAAGAAAATTGATAAAGATACTCCTCATGCTTATGAGTAAAATTAACATCTGTGCTTCCAGTTATATCTTGAAAAACAATATACGGAAATGCTGTTCCTTGTGGCGCGAAGGCATTAAACATTCTTCCAGACACATCATTATATAAGTCACAATATTTATCATTAACTTTTGTTTTAAATTTGCTGAGTATAGCCTTGTCTATTTCAATCATGTTTCACTAAGCCGCCTTATTTTATCTCTATATTTTTCAAGCACTGGTCTTAAATAAGGGCGCGGCTCCATTTTTGAAGTTCCAAGTTCAAGATAAGCGCCGTATTCTACATTTGTCCCAACAACAACCTTAATTTTATTTTTTTCGCTTTCTGGCATTCCAACGCCATCATTTTCTAAAGCAGGTCTGTCAACCTTTCCTCTTCCAATTCCGCTATCAACCCAATTAATTGAGATAGACGCTCTCAACCTTCCAGTATCAACAGCTGGCGAACTCCCAGGAGGTGATGGATAATGGTACTTTCTATTTCTACCTCTCTGCCTTAAACTTCCTTTAACCAACTGCCATGTATCAAGCCTACTATATTGTCCATAACCTCTCATACTCATCTTTATATCTCTAACCATGGCCATTCCTATAGCTATAAGCCTATTTTTAAGATTATTGTGCACTTTTTTCGCAAATTCTTCAAAATTTACATTTATATTTTTCTCATTCATGCGAGTTCACTCAAATATAGCTTTACAAACATGTTTTTTGCCATAGGGTTCTCTACAAATAAAATTTCAAATACTCTCTCCCCAAAACACAATCTATAAGTTTCATCTATTACTACATCATTTTGCCAATCACAAAAGAATATATGAGAGCTCTTAACTTCTTCCCTTTTATGAAAAAATCTTTCACTACCGCTGCTTGTAGATAAAACACCATCAATATATTTTACTAATCTCCATGTTTCAGTATGAGTGCCATAATTATCAACTGTCTGCGCACATTCTTTAAGAGCAGCCTTAACTTTTGGGCCAATCATTTAAATATTCACCTTTCTATAGCTTTTTAGTATCCTCAAAGCTTGAACCGGAGTCCCTTCCTCATCAAAAGACATAGATATGCCGCCAATAGAATAGCTTCTTAAACCAAAAGATTCCTCTCTTAATCTCTGATACCAATGTTTTACCAATATTTTCACTGCTAATTTTAAATCATCTGGCATATTAGCACTTGAATATCCTGCAACATAATCAACAAATATATTTTTATTGCCAATAGGCCAACGGCTTGGATTGTATAAATAGCCCTCATCAAGATAAACTTCAAATTCAACAGAATTCCTTCTATCTGGTATATATAAATCAGCATACACATTATTAGTACAATTTAAACCATGAGCAGGCTTAAGTTCTAATGATGAATAAGATGAATAACTGCCGCCTTGTAAAATAGCGCGCCAATCTGTAATTGCATTAATGGCGTCAACAACATCTCCCAAAGTAGCATATTCAGAAAATGTAATTGCAGAATCACTTATTCTATCTTTATACAAAATTATTCCAGTAGAATTTACTGAAATAGAAGCTACACAACTGCTATTCGTGCAAGCAACTCTTATAACGCTTATCTTTCCTACCGCTACATTTAAAATAGAAGAAACTGGATACTGATTAAGAAACAACACTTCATGTCCATTGCCATCATATGTTTCATAATATGTTGTGCTTTCAAATTCTCTATTGCAGTATCTTTTAACCCACTTTTCAACATTGGTGTGCAATAAACTCACCATCTGAATAAGGTCATTATCAGTTGCTCCAACTCCACAAAAATTTAAAACATTTGCTAAACTTTCTATTGTCATGCTTCTCCTATTTGCATTTTTCTACTATTTTAAATTGTTCGCTTTTAAAGTAGGCCAAAACGGTTTGAAACCTAAAATCATATTTCGCCGTAATAACGCAATAATAGCGCCCGACAGCAATATAATCATGAATTTTGATTGATTTCACGATTACTCGTTCTCCCTTTTCCAAATTAGAATACTCACTCAAAATAGTGTACGCGCTTCCATTATCTATATTATACAATTGATATATAACAAACCCTTCTTTCTGATAATATTTTTTATAAGAAATAAGAAGCTGCAGGTTATCATCTCTTTCAACAGTCTTATTCTCATTAATTACCTTAATAGGTTGATTGACTTTTATTACACAATAAGGAAAATGTAACGCAATTAAATAATAACCAAACATAAATGATACTATTCCAAGAATAGTTAACGAAATCCAATAAGTCAATTTTATTTTGCAAATATATTCAATTTCTTTTGTCATTTTATTGCACCACTTATAATGAGTTTTAAAACAGCGGTAATAATACCAACAAGAAATAAACCAACCATGCCATAAACAATGTTCTTTACTGGCGCGAATTCCACTTTTGTAACAAATTTTTTTTCAAGTTTACTAAATTCACCTTTCAAATCTTTTATATCTTCTTTCAATCCATCAACACTTTGAAGCAAAATTCCAAGCTGTATATTGCTCTCTCTTCTTTCAATTTGTTGTTCCATTATCACCACCTAAATTATGTTAAATATCCCCCAATAAATACCGGAGCATATTCAATAATTACATTTAAATCAACAGTGGTTTCTCCTGTCCCAGTCAGAGTAGCGATAATAGTAGAATCTGTAGAAAGATAAACATTAGATGAATTAGTGTTTGCCCATGCTATTTGCTTATCTTTCGCATTTATATTGGCCTGTGCACCTTCTAAAGCGCTAATAAATGTTATTGCTTTATTAACTCCGCCTGCTATAGCAATACTAGTTAAATCAGTAGTTGTGTTTCCATTTGAATGAACTGCGACAGCCTTTATAAGCACAGGAGCATTAGTCACTGTTGCAACAACAACATCATTGGCATTAGCTTTATTTTTAAGATTTTTTACAAAAATTTGATTGGATATTTTATAGACAACCCAATTTGTGCCATCATAACATTTATACCATACACCAGTATCATAAGCATAAAATATGCTCCCTATTTTTACATTAGTTGGTTTTGTATCAGATGAAAGACCAATATACTTTTGAATTGTGGTTTCTAATTTAACTGACATTTAAACCCCCCTTTATTTCATTTTTCACTCCCATTCAAACGCCTAAATGAGCCAATTATTTCGTTGATTATATCAATCCAAATCAACAACATTATCTAATTCCATTTTTTCTATCCAACTATCTCCTGTGTTAATATAAATTTTGTTGGTATCAAACTCATATAATTCTGAACCAGCAGGAACAGATGAAACCGCCGGCTTTACATCATTTGATTGACAGATAAAATATTTAATTTTTTCACCAATGCGTTTCACAGCCATTATTCGCTTCCAATAACAAATTTTTCATATATAGAAATATATTCTTCCTTTAATTTCTTTGAATCGCTTAAGCTTTTCAAAGCCTGCGCTATAATAGATTTTTCTACATCATTAAACTCTATATTAGCTGTAAATTCCTGCCAAAAGAATTTCCCCTCAGGAACGAATTTTCCTTCCTCATATTCTTCCCCTGCTCTTTTAAAATTAGCTTTCTTATATTCTTGAGCAGAGAGGCCAACCTTTTGCTTTATTTCTCTTACAATTCTTAAAGTTAGAAAATCAGATTCTCTCGGCAGAATACCTAACAAAGCTAATCTTTCTCCCACGCTTAACTCCATACCTTCTCCTCTACATTAAAGTTTCTC